CTATCTAAATTAGCTACGTACCAAATAATTCCGAACGCCTGGGCTACTATTACGCCAATAATCGCTATTGGTAACTTAATCTTTGTAAAATCCATATCAATCCTTCTTTCCGAACACACTACCTGTCAATAAAGCTCCAAACGCTAGATGAAATAATCCACCACCCTTTAATGTAAAAGGTTCATGTTGGGATACTAGTTTCTTTAAATATTCCATCTGTACTAAAGGGTCTTCAATTGCTTGTAGGTGGCTCATATAATCAGCTAAGTCTAATCCCATTCTTGCAAATCCATAATAAATAGGAACTACCATAAAATCATATAAGCAGATTACTAGATAGACTATTAAAGCAGTCCATCGCCATCTCATAATGCCCATGGTTTAACTACTCAGGAATAACGATGTTGTCTATCAGCTTTATAGCCGCATCAGAAAATTCTTGTAGTTCAGCCGCAAAAGCTTCTTTCTCAGCCTGGGTAATCTTCTTGTCTTTTAAAGCAGCGCCTAGAGATTGTATAACATCCATACCCTCTTTTAGAACTTTTTTACCTTGATCTGTTTGCCCTGAATTCAACTGAACAAATGTAATAATAAAATTGATGAAACCCATAATAGATCCTCCTATAAATCTTCATCCATACATAAACACTGACCATTACCGCAAATACAAGATGACACTATTTCCTGAGAACAATCGTAACACTCACAGTCGCAAACACATAATGTTTCTGTACATACACATTCACCACTTTCCACACATTCACAATTGTTATTTACTATTGTCATAACAATAACCTCACTCATTTTCCAGCACTTTCATTCCAAGTGCTATGATTCCCCCGATTGTACCTGTTGCTATTTCCGGAAATTCGTTTGTAGCGCCGAAATAAGCCAATATTCCTAAAACAACAATAGCTAAGAATATTTGTGGTCGAAATTTACCTAACCAAGACATCTTTTCACCTGCATTTCTGTTCTTATATATTATGTACGTTTTATAGCTTCTGCTATCTCATCCCTTCTTTTAGCTCCCTCACTGTCATCAGAAAAATCAGTATAACCTTCTTCCTGGGCTTGTGTGGTTGCTATAGCAAAAACATTTCTTACAGCCTTATGTTGTATTATACCCATGTAATTACTTTTTTCTTGAAAACAAGCTTCACAATTACAAGAGTCTTTTACTAAATGGGGAGTTGCTATTAAGGGGTCGGAGTCTAACCAGTTATTGAGAATAGTGGTCTTAGAATTAGTCTTAGGTAAAACTATCTTTTTAATAGGTTTACCAATAAGAGTTGCTATGAGATTATCATAAGCTTCCGTAAAACTATTTTCCATTAAATGATTCTCTTATACTATCTATTACAGCATCCTGTATTTCAGATATATCTATATCATCAATATTAGGAGAAACTATATCATCGCCAGCATTATTTACTACCCAGGGGGGTGAAAGATGTTTCGGAGCTCCTGAAGGCATACCGTATTCCTGTAGGAAAGCTGAGTGAACCTCGCGCCTACCTTCCTCGTTCTCTAAAGCCGGAAAAACATTACCTAAATCAAAAATACCCACATCTGTACTATTTGGATAATTGATCGTAGGGGTAATCTCCTCTACTTCCTTTTTCATAAACTTAAGAAATGATTTTGTGAAATCAATATCTCCATTAGATTTATATAGCAAATCAATATTCATTTTAGGTTCCTCCGTTGAATCCTCTTCTTTTATTAAACAAGAACCGTCTATACAAGAAGAAGTAGCAGCATCCTCCGCTTTTAATATATCGAAAGAAGCTCCCTGATTTACGCCTTTCTCACATACAGTTACTTCTGCAAGCTCTAGTTCATCAACTTGCATAACACTCTGAAGACCTTTCTGTATTGTTTGGGTCTTAGTGGCGCTACCTGCGATACTGTAAGATTTTAATTTACCTTCGTTTATCTGCTCCATTACTTTCTTAGCAATTTTAGTATCATTCCTAAGTTCCGTAATAAAGAATAAACCCTTATCATCCACACCAGACTTAAATATTTGTCCACCTTTAGATATGTATGCAGGCAGCGCCCACCCCACCTGAACATCGGAATGTAATACCATAGCATTCCGAGTACGGAAGTTGGACATATACTTCTTAAAGGCTTTACCTAATGCGTTTGTAGTAATAAGATGCCCTTCCCTATCCACCAATTCAATTGAAGCAGGTCCTCCAACTACTAAAGAGTCATCATCACCTATACCCATCTTTTGTATATGCTTAGAATAAGTATCGTTATCTGGGTACGCTCTTGTTAATGTAAGCATCTCTGCTGGTGAAGCTAAACCAGCTTTATATAGCCGTTTATATTCATCTAATGCAGATTTAATGTCATCTAAAGTTGTTCTACCGTCAGTAGCCTTCTCCAGGAAGATCACTGGACTATCATCGTTTGGTAAGTAATAATCCCCCCAATTTGTGGGACTTGGTATCGCTCCTGCTGATGTTTCAATTGTTTGTGTTGTCATGTGTTTTTATCCGTATATTCCCCAAATAACCCCAGAAATCGTTGGAGTATTTTGGGCAGCGACTACTGATACATAGCCTGTAAAATCTAAAGGCCAATTTGAGTAAAATTCTTCCCCACCTCTAACTGGGATACCGGTTGAGGAGGTAGCTGTTGTGTTAAAAGCAACGTATACGATGTCGGCTGCTGTACCAGATTGGTTCTTCACGTAAATACCTTTTATAACAGTCATATCAGGTCGTTTAATAGAAGTAGAGGCGTTTGCTGTGCCTGTCCATTCATAATTGATCCCTGTTGCGCCATCCACATATGTGGAAACTGCTGTAGTATCTTCCCTTACTTCAAACATAATTTTATCTGCATAGAAGTTGATGTTATGTTGTGCTTGTGTAGTTAAATACAATCTATATTTAGCGGCAGTGGTGCTTCCAGCTATTGTATAAGCCGCCGTTACTCTAGTCCAAGAAGTTGCTAGGTCACTAGAACCTGATGTTGCTAATACTGATGTTCCATCAGCATCTCGAATTTCAAGTTTAACTGTACCAGAAGCAGATGCTCCTCTGTGTTCTAATTGAACAGATAAATGTTGTGGGTTAACACTAAAAGGTATGGTAGGAGATTCCCAGTACCAACCTTCACCTGCTGCGGAGTTTGCAGGGTTTGCTAGTAAGGAAGCAGACCCAACGGACTGTTGCCCTGTATCCCTGGATATAGCGCTACCCGTAGCAGTAAACATTGTTATAGTAGAAGATTCAACTCTTGGGTTTGTCACCCAGTTTGTTGCTATTTCTCCTGCTGCCACAGTTTTTAGTGTTTCTGCTGTAGTGGAAGTCGCTTCACTAAAAGGATGATATTTAGTGTATGCGTGTACTGATTGTCTGGTAGAAGAATCTTGTTCCCACCCCCGATAATCTGTATGTCTTTCATTAGCCATATAAGTCTCCTATTTATTCATAAAATTTATTAGGGCTACAAAACCGCCCATCACAGCGGATGTGTGAAGGATTAATATGCCTATTGCTACAACGACTGATTTACCGCCGTATAACCGACTTCTCCACATTTTAAAATCTTCTATTTCTTCATTAACGGTTTCTAAACTCGAACACAAGGTAGTATTTAAAGTGTTTTGACTTTCAATATACGTATCAAGTCGTTCCATATAAACAGCCAAGTTTATTTCTGTACTACTCATAATTTGTTCAGATCCATTTATTATATATTTTTAATAGAACATAATCATCCCCCTTAATTGGGGGATGATTATTGAAGTTAATTACTACGCATCATAACCGTAAAGTTTAATAATAAACTTACCAGCAGTATAAGTGTTATTAGTAGCTCCACCTGAAGCAACTAGATATAGATACCCGTCTGCTGGGGGTACGGTTGTTAGACCTTTTGGTGCTAATAGGTTTGTCCAATCAGCAGCCGTAGCTAATAATTGAGTTGAAGAACCACTAGCATCGTGAGCAGCCTCTTCAGCTAAGGTAGCTACAGTATTTGAATATAAATCAATGTCAGGCTCTCCACCAGCTGGAGTTTCTAAACATTGTACATACCCAGATAAGATAGTACCATTTGTAGCCGCAGTAATTTGACCGTAGTGACAATTTGCTGTGTCCGCTTTACCGATAACATCACCATCAGCACCACCAGAGTTTAGACCTGTTAAATCTAATGCAATAGTTGTTTCGATGATATTACCAACCTGAACGACACTGTGTTTTACAATAGCGTTTGCTACTGCTGTAATTCCTGTGCCTGCTGTCATTTGAGCTGTAGTTCCTAATGCCACAGTACCGGTAAATTCAGTAGCTGATGATGTTACATTAAGTGAATCTCCATCCCATGCGATTGTAGCATCACTATCTGTACCGAAAATGAGAGTTTCATCGTCAGCAAAATAGTTAAAATCATAGCCTAATGAAGACCGAGCAAGTACCCTAGCATCGCCAGTTACATCAGACATTTTAAATGAATGTTTTGCCATTTAATTCCTCCAAATTATTGGCGATTTCGTTGTACCGCCTACATTTATTTTTAAAAAGAAGGGTGGGTTTCCCCACCCCTCATAATCAACCCTCAAGATTAAGAGTTGAGGTCTGCAATTTTTGCTTGTGTCCAGATGTTCTTACATCGCATCTCACCCATAGTGTAGAGTAATCCTCTAACAACTAGAGCATTAGCTGCGAAGTAGTCACGATTCTCGATATATTGCGTAGGCTGTGCTATTGCAATTTCAAGATAGTCTGTATCTAAGACATAAACATTACTTCCGAGAACTGCGTCAGCAGATGAAACAGACTTAGGCACATCTGCGTCTGGAAGTATTGGAATTCCTTGATAAGTAGCAAGGACTAGACCAGTTCGAGTACCTGGATAAGTTCTCTCGGAACCTATGCCTACCTGGTATTCTTCCT